GCATACCACGGGACTTTAGCCCTGCTGGTAGGTTAGATAGTGTCCCAGCGTCGATAAGCTGCCGCATGATGGACGTAGCGGACTTTGCCAGCCCACCTATGGTGTGAATCAAGCCTGTACCGTAGAAGCCCATTCCGGGCAGGTACGGGTAATGTACGAAATGACTGCGTTTCCGCTTCTTCTTGTCATCTTCGTACCAATTTCTACGAATTGCTAGGATTGAACGCGATGATTTATCCATTGTAATCACAAATGGAAGCGCCAAACCGTCAGGATCGTCAAACGGCTCGGGCAATATGATATCTACGTGCATTTCTAGCAGTGTGTGGCGTGGGTCATCGCTATAAACAGGCTCTGTCCCGTCCATTTCGTTGTATTTTTCTTCAATGTCCGTAATATCACGCGTTGGTTCCGGTAATTCTATGTCTGCGTAGAACCCGTTAACCTGTAATGCGCGTATTTCTTCGTAAGTTTTCTTCATAACGTGCGTATAGCGAGGGCAAGTACGCAAATTAGACGCGCCGTAGGACGCTACAAAGTCTTCGGCAGGTACAAATACAGATACAGGACGCTCTAAGATCGGATCGTAGTAAATTTTCTTAAATGCAGAGCCAGCCAACGGAAGTTTGAACAGCATCTGCTCCATTTCGTTCCGATAGTCGGGCATTTCTTCCGTTATGAGGTAATTAAGTTCTGTTTCTACACGTTGAGATTGTTTAAATTTCTCAGGTGTCATCTTACCAACGATTTTTGACTTAACAGGGCCAGATGCAGGCATAAGTTCACTCATAGCCTGCGCTTGGAACCGTACTACAGCCTCGGTGAGCATAGGATGGTACACCCCAGAAGCCCCCTGCCAAGGCTGTGAACGGTCCTCAATCTTCATACCCAGCAAATCTAGGCCGTTTATATATGATGTAGCCCATTCTTTGCGTGACGCACGGTCATTGTCGAAGTCTTCAACTAGCTCAGACGCCATGCTCTCCAACATCGCGTCCTCAATAGCCTCGGCTAGGTTCGCATTGTGGTCTTCCATAGCTGCATCAAGGTCATCATCAAGTCCGGGGCTACCAAAGTTTATAACTACAGACCCATCATCCATCTCGACTTCGACTGCGCTGTCAGCATCGGCTATGACTTCTACCTCTAAGTCAGGGGTCTCACCCATCAACTCAATCTCATTGGGAGTCATCATTTTTTCAATTGCCATGTCGGGCCTCGCTACGATGTTTCTTTTGTAATTCTAACAAATAAATGTGTCCTTGTCGATGTGAGGGTGCCCTATAGGTTGGGAGGAAACCCAGAACACCCCCACGGGACGCGGCCAGCGTCCTATAGGCGTGATACCAAAACCTACGTAATAAAGATAGAGGCATCATATAAGAGGTGTTTTTTCAATTTTGTCCCGTTTTTCCCAAAACTTGTTTCGTTTTTTGTAATACTTTTGCAGGTCCATGCTCGCTCCATCTGCAAGGTCTAAGAACATACCCACTCCTTTTTTGGCAAATCTATCTAACCAGACATTTTTGTCCTCTATGTAATGGTGCCTAAACTTTATAGGTCTTTCAGACATGGGATGCATTATAACCATAGGGGTAAGAGGGTGTATGTTTACTTTTCGTTTTGTCTCTCGTTGACGAAAAAAATAATTTAGCTCTATCGCGTGTTGGTTTTTAAACTCTAAAACTCCGGGCAGCAAAGTCAAATCATCTACCATGTCTGGCTGACTCCAAACAGGCTGAGTATATGTAAAATGTATTAGTTCTTTGGATTTTATAACCCACGGGGCAGTTATCTTTAGGTTAACACCATCTTTGCCTGCAAACCCAAAGAACTGTTCTGTGCTGTGACTTCCTTGCGTGTCGAAATCTAAATTAGAGCTACGCCATTCATAAGTCGGAGTTGTGTCATCTGTTAAAGGATAAAGAGTTATTTCCAGTTCACCCCATAAAGGCACAACTATGCCCTTTAAATAATGCTCTTTAATAGCAGAGCATACTTTTATAGTTGGTTGCGAATTACACATATGCTTGGTTTTCTTCCACCAATCAGGTATGTGGTGGCGCGCATGATTTATCTTTGCGTGGTCATACGCGTAGGAGCTGTGTGTGTAACAATCTAATATTATCGGATTGTCTTTTTTGCGGTTAAAAAACATTATACGCCTCCCAGCATGTTAGTAATAGTCTGCCCTCTGCGGTATTTCAGGTTCATCATCCCACACATCGGTAGGTAGTCGTATGAACCCACCCTGTCTAAAACGCAACAGGGCCATAACTGTAGAGTCAACTTGGTCATCGTTAGACATAAACGGAAACCCAGCTATTTCTTCTACCAACTCTTCTGCCCATCGTTTGGCGGGAACCCAACACAGTTCTGACCGTATTATGTCAGCTACAGAGTTAAGACGTGCCATCTTATCACCCGACCCACGGTGAGGTGTGTACTCCTGCACAGGTAGGTCCATGCGTCTCATCTCTTGATACAAAGCTGACCCCGATGACTTCTTTTCCACGATAAACGCGTCAGGTTCCCAATCATGGTATTCCCGTACAGCTAGCTCCTTTAGCTCTGGGAACTCCATACGTTCTTTTATAGCGTTCAGCAGGATGAGGTTGTGCATCTCCTCTTCTTCGTTGAAGAACACCCCCCACGTTGTCAGCGATGTATAGTCAGCGCGGTTGTGTTTCTCGGCTGCAGCATCAAGTGACATTATAATATACTCACAGTCAGGCGGATCATCGTCAGCCCATATGCGCCACCACTCACGTTTGACGATAGACGCTTCTTCTGCGGTGGGTTGCTGCTGATACTGTGCGTTCCACTGAAACGTGGGCATAGATGACTTTGTGCGTAGCAGCGCCTCTAAGTCAAAGAACTCAGGCCACAGCGGTTTCTGTATGGGCTTACCGTCCTTATCTTCAGAGTCTAGGATGGCGGGGAACTCTATAATCTCAAACTGATCCGACTTCTCGTTCTTCACCATGTCAGAAGTCACACGGCCTGTCAGGTCATCCATGTGCCAGCGCGTCTGTATGATAGCTACTCGACCACCCGGCATAAGACGAGTACGCGCACCAAAGGTATACCACTCGTATGCTCTCTCAAACACGGAGAAGTTGCCGTTGATAACATCTTGTTCTGAGTGAGGATCGTCAATGAGCAGGAGGTCAGCGCCCCGACCAGCAAGAGCAGAACCAACACCACACGCATAATACTCACCACCAAAATTCGTATTCCAACGCCCCGCAGACTTACTATCCACCGCCAACTTAACTGTAGGGAATATCTCTTTGTAGTCATCTAGGGAGATAAGGTTACGTACCTTACGTCCAAAGTCCACAGCTAGGTCAGTGGTGTGTGACACCATCATAACCTTCTTATTAGGATTGCGCCCTAAGAACCATGCAGGGAAAAATATAGATACTAACTGGGACTTGCCGTGACGTGGAGGTATATTGACACAGATGCGATCCTCGTCACCCGCCTCAATAGCCATCAACAGATCAGCAAGGATACGGTGATGACGCCCTACTATGTAGTCATCTTGCATCCGTTTACAGAACTCTATCAGGTCATCGTAGGCGGTTTTGTTGCGCTTACGTATACCTAACTCTTCTACCAGCTTGTCTATCTCGGTTATTTCTTCGTCTGAGAAGCTGTCCAAGTTGTCCAGCATGTGCTGAACTTCTTCCTCGGAGAAGCCCACATTATCCTTCATCGTCTAACCCTAGCTCGGCGTCTATGTCTATGGGCGTATTATCGACAGGTGTGGCGTCTATGATCTCGGCATCTTCTACATCATCGTCTGGCGTAACATCTACGAGTTTAGTTAACTTATCCCGCAGTCTATCTCTGATATCATCTGTAGTCTGATGAGTGACAGTTACTTCGGCTTTCTCGGCAAACAGCCCCACGTCTGAGACCTTACCTAATAGTTCTAGTGCGCGTATGCGTATCCGTGCGTCTGGGTTTTCGGTTTCTTCGATTAGCTTGTTTGTGACTAGGTGCCTTATCTGTGTACTACTCTTAACGACTGAATGACCAAAATCTTTAAGGATTCGATCAGTTAAAAGCAACGTAGCAGGCGTCAGCGCCGCCGTTC